GTACTTATGGCGATGATATTTTACGGTATGCCAATACTTGCTGAAAATAATAAACCTAGATTATTATATCATATCAAAAGAAGAGGCTATAGGGGATATTCAATGAATAGACCTGATAGACCTAGAAATAAATTATCTGTAACAGAAAAAGAATTAGGTGGTATACCTAATACTTCAGAAGATATAAGACAAGCCCACGCGGCTGCAATTGAAAGCTATATTGAAACCCACGTTGGGTTAAAAGAAAACGGAGATTGCGGTAGAATGTATTTTCAAAGAACTTTGGAAGACTGGGCTAAATTTGATATTAACAAAAGAACAAAGTTTGATGCGTCTATAAGTTCTGGCCTTGCTATAATGGCATGCCAAAGACATTTATATGCGTCTAAAACCGCAAGACAAGTTAAGAAAATAGACTTTGGGTTTTCACGATATAATAACCAAGGTTCAAAAAGTAAAATAATACAATAAAAAATGGCAGAAGCTACAGGACAAGTTACCCAATTTCCCAGCCAATCGGTTGACGATGCTACTAAATCTAGCATGGACTACGGAATGGAAGTGGCCCGGGGTATACAAAACGAATGGTTTAGAAAATCATCTGGCACAGGAAGGTTCGTACAAAATCAACGAGACTTTCATAAACTAAGATTATATGCCAGAGGTGAGCAATCTGTTCAGAAATATAAAGATGAATTTTCTGTAAATGGAGATTTATCTTATCTTAATTTAGATTGGAAACCAGTGCCAATTATACCTAAGTTTGTAGATATAGTTGTTAATGGTATGCAGGATAGATTATTTACAGTTAAAGCTTTTGCGCAAGACCCAACATCTGTTAAGGAAAGAACTAATTTTGTAGAAATGATGCTTGAGGATATGAATACTCAAGAGTTAATTACACAAATAGATGAAACTTTAGGTGTTGATGTAAGAAATGTAAAGCAAGAAGATCTACCGTCTAATAAAGAAGAGTTAGAGCTTCATATGCAAATAGGTTATAAACAATCTATTGAATTAGCTCATGAGCAAGCTATTGATAATACTTTTAAACGAAACGCTTATCACGAAATAAAAAAGAGATGTGATTACGATCAAACTGTTTTAGGTATTGCAGCTGCCAAGCATACATTTAATAATACAGACGGTATAAAATTAGAATATGTTGACCCATCAAATTTAATATATTCGTACACTGAAGATCCTAATTTTGATGATGTATATTATTTTGGTGAAGTTAAGCAAATTAAATCTAATGAGCTTAAAAAACAATTTCCAGAATTAACAGATGAAGAGTTTGAAGACATTGTAAAAAAATCTTCTAATTATAATAATTACGATTATATAGACAATGATTCAAACGATACGTTTGATACAAATACATTAACTGTATTATATTTTAATTGGAAGACTTGGGAACAAAGTGTATATAAAATAAAAGAAACATCTACAGGAGCCAAAAAAGCTATAAAGAAAGATGATAAGTTTAACCCTCCTAAAGACCAAAGAACTAGATTTGAAAAAGTAGCTCAGGCTATGGAAACTATATACGAAGGCGTATTAGTATTAGGTTCTAACAAACTTTTAAAGTGGCAAAAAGCTACTAATATGGTTAGACCCGATTCTAACATTAACAAAGTAATGATGAATTATGTTGTTAGTGCGCCTAGAATGTATAAGGGTAAAATTGAAAGCTTAGTTAGCAGAATGGTTACTTATGCTGATTTAATACAGCTTACACATTTAAAACTGCAGCAAGTAATTCAAAGAATGACACCATCTGGTGTTTATTTAGATGCCGATGGATTAGCTGAAATTGATTTAGGTAATGGCACAAATTATAATCCGCAAGAAGCTTTAAACTTATATTTCCAAACAGGATCAGTTATAGGAAGGTCTATGACTGTTGATGGCGATATGAACCCTGGCAAAGTACCAATACAGGAATTACCTGGTGGTGGCGGACAACAAAGCCAAGCATTAATACAAGCATATAATTATTATTTGCAAATGCTTCGCGATGTTACCGGATTAAATGAAGCAAGAGATGGATCTGATCCAGACCCATATGCTTTAGTAGGTGTACAAAAATTGGCTGCTGCAAATTCTAATACAGCAACTAGGCATATATTACATAGTTCTTTATACATTACAAGTACTTTAGCAGAAGCTATATCTGTAAGAATAAAAGACGTGCTGGCGTATCATCCACAAAGAGATGCGATGATTGGAGGTATCGGAAGATTTAGTGTGGGTGCTTTAAAAGAAATGGATAATTTACATATGCATGACTTTGGCATTTTCTTAGAGCTAGATCCAGATGAAGATGAAAAACAACTTGTAGAAAATAATATACAAGTAGCATTGTCAAGAGATCAAATACATCTTGAAGATATAATTGATATAAGACAAGTAAAAAACATAAAACTAGCTAATCAACTATTAAAATACAGAAGAGCTAAGAAGGAGGCTACAGACCAATTAAAAGCAGAAAGAAATATTGCAGCACAATCGCAAGCTAATGCCCAAGCTGCTCAAGCCGCTGAAATGGCTAAAGCTCAAGCTGAAAATATGAAGGTTGAAGCTAAAGGCAAATTAGCCCAATTACAATCTCAACTTGATATTCAAAAATTAGAATCAGAAGCGCAAACAAAACGCGAGCTGATGCAATATGAATTTGATTTGAATATGAAGCTTAAAGGAATGGAGCTTGATGCAAAAAAACAAATAGAGTTGCAAAAGCCAGTATCAAACCCTGAGCCCAAAAAAGCTTTTGAATCTAGTGGAAATGATGTTTTAGGTGGTATAGACCTTAGCAGATTTGAACCTAAATAAAAATTATTAACTATTATATATTATTAAATTATGGCAGAATGGAAAATTAAAGGTGCTGCTGAAGACGTTGAACAAAAGTCAGCACAAGAACAAGAACAAGCTGTTTTAGATAAAGCAGTTGAAGAAGGTAAGATTGAACCTGAAGCCGCAGGCAAAGAGGTTGATGAAGTACCAAAAATTAATTTAGACGAATTAAACAAAGAAAAAGATGCCGTTCAAGAGCGAGAAGCAGAGGAGGTTCCTGTGGAAGATGCGCCCGGAGATAGCAAAGAAGTGGAGCAAGAAGTACAAGAACAAACCGAAGCCAAAGAAACAGAAGAGCAAGACTCGCCGCTCGAGCTCATCAAAGATGAAGAAGAAACGGTAGAAACTAATCAGCCTAAAGTAGACGAAAGAGCTGCGCAAGTAAACGAACAACCAAAACCTGCAGAACCAGAAGTTGTACTTCCTGAAAATGTAGAAAAGCTTGTTAAGTTTATGGAAGAAACAGGCGGCAGTGTTGAAGACTTTGTTTTATTAAATAGAGACCTATCAAAATACAATGATGGCGATCTATTGCGAGAATATTATAAACAATCTAAGCCTTGGGACTCACAAGAGGTGTCTGAATATATGGAAGATAATTTTTCATATGAAGAAGATGACGACCCAAGAGAAATACGCTCTAAGAAAAGAGCATTTAAAGAAGAGCTATTTAATGCTAAAAAGTTTTTGGAAGGAAACAAAGAGAAATATTATGCTGACCTCAAGTTGAAGAAGCAAACAGATATTCCTCAGGAGTACCAAGAAGCTTTAGAGTATTACAATACATATCAACAGAACGCTGAATCAAGCAAACAACTTACTGAAAGTTTTTTACAAAAAACAGACAACGTGTTTAGTCAGGATTTTAAAGGGTTTGATTTCCAAGTTGGAAACAATAAATACCGTTATAAAGTCAATAATGTTAATGACACAAAAACACAACAATCTGATATTAATAATTTTGTAAAACCATTTTTAGATGACAATGGTCAAATTAGTGACGCTAAGGGCTACCATAAAGCATTGTTTACTGCAAGAAATGCAGATAAGCTAGCTGAACATTTTTATGAGCAAGGCCGTGCCGATGCTCTACGTCAATCCGCTAAGGATGCTAAAAATATAAATATGGACCCAAGGCAAGAGGGTGTTATTAAAACAGCTTCAGGCCAAAAGTTTAAAGTTGTTTCGGGTGATTCTAGTTCTAAACTGAGAATGAAACTAAAACAATAACTTAAAAATTTATTACAATGGCTATATCAACTGGCATTGAAAACTTAACCCCTTCATCTAGCAAGGGATCATTATTTCAAGGTAATTATATTACCGATTTCGATTTTACAAAACAATTTTTACCTGA